CAAAGAATTGAGCAATAAGAAAAAGAAAAATATATATTTTGCTACTATGTTCTTAGAAATGAATCCTATATTTTCAGATAAATTTATAACAGAAGGAGTGTTTCCTCCAATATTTTATTTTTTAGATGATATGATGGAAGATCAAATTATAGAATTCCATGAGGAATATGTAAATAAAATTGACATTAATAATGTTGTGAATAGTTCAGATATTAAAGAATATTATATTAAAGCTATAGATAATTGGATAGATGAAGAACATACAGATTGTATTTGTGATTTTATAAAAGAAATAAAAACAAATTTTATGCAAAACAAGATATATTCCACTACTCTCAACTTATTTACTTTAATGGAATATAAAATAAGAGAATCAGGATTCAATACAAACAAACCTATAGGCGAATGGAAGATTATTAACAATATTACCAAAGTATTATCAGAAAATTGTTTTAAATATAAAGAAAGTAAAGAATTAGAAAAAATTATATTCAACATTTTTTAATGAAAAAGGTACATGTTATATATACAAATCTACATCAAAAAGTCCTACATTTGTAACAAGACATATTCTTCATGGAGACAGATTAGATTTAATAAATAACAAAAGCATGATGAGCTTAGTATTCTTAACAGACTGCTTATATAGAATGTTAATTAAAAAATTTGACTGAAAAGCATAAATACATCGAAAGGAAGGTTTAATTTAATATGGAATTTGGAATTAAATGCCCTTATTGTGATTATAAACATGAAGATTTTCAAAATTATATTGACACAGGAGATATGGAAGGTGAATTTTCAATGGATTGTGAAAAATGTGGTAAGCCTTTTGATGTTAACTTTGTTACAAAAATAGAATTCACAACCGTTAAATAATTGACATCTTAAATATGCCGTAACATGAAAGGAGAATATTAATATGAATAGAGAAATAGTATGCCCTGCAATATATAGACATTTTAAACATTCTAAAGATGGGGTGTTAAATAATTATATGTATGTAACAATGTTTTTAAGTAAACCATTAATAAATTATGATAATACATTTAATGATTTATTTAAAACAGTTGGAGTTAATATTTTCACTGTCAAGTTAACAGAAAGAGAAACTACAATAACATTGTTTGAAAAAGAAGGACAGTATTATCATAATCCTAAAGATAGTGATGAAGCTTTAATAATATATAAATCACTATATGATTATTCAAAATTCCCATATGCAAGACCTTTAAATGTTTTTGCAAGTGAAGTAGACCATAAAAAATATCCAGACGTACAACAAAAATATAGATTTGAGATTATGGGATATTAGCTTACAATACAAACAATAAGCAATTTGAAGATATTATGATTCTAATGGAGGAGTTAGTATGACAAAGCAAATTACAATTGCAGTACATTTTTGTGAAGAATGTCCTCGCTTTGATGATTGCAATGATAAGTGTACAGACGAAGATAAGATTATAGAAAATAGGTACACTATACCCGAATGGTGTCCATTAGAAGAATTAGTGTGACGCAATTCAAAGATAAAGTGAAATAAAATGGAGGTACAATGAAACATAAAATTAAAATTACAGAAACTTATGTCTATTATATAGACGTAGAAGCTAGTAGTGAAAAGAAAGCATTAGAAAAGGCTAGAAAGTATTATGAGACTACAGAAGATGGTGTTACTGGGGTTGCAGATGCTAATTCTTTTGAGGAGGTTAAATTTAAAATAAAGAAGGGACAATAATAATGATAGATAAAAGCATATATGAAAAATCAATAAAAATAGAATCAAAAAAGTTAATGGATGAGGTATCTAAATTTTCTCAAGGTAGAAAATGTGAAGTTATATTAGTTCCAGCAGTTGTAGAATATTATGAGGGAGAAAGTAAAATAGAATATCTAACTAATGGTGAATTTCTAAAAACATATAATACTTTATTAAGTTTAAAAAATAAATAATAAGTAATGGAAAACATTGTAATAGACAAGAGAGAAATCACAAAACTTAATATCATAACAAAAGACCTCATACTTTATTTTATAATTTTTCTCTCTTGCTTGTAATTATTATTAATAAAAAAATATATAAATTATTCATAATTTGAAAAAGTTGTATTTTTACCTCTTAAATACTTCCAAATACTCACTCATGCTACATTTTTCAAGGATAAAAATGTTATAAAATCAGTATTTTATCTAAAATAATTTGATAAAGGGGAGATTATAAAAAGGATGAATGATACTCATAAAATAAAAGAAAGGTTTCAGAAATGGGGGCAAAGAAATGATAAAGGAAAATTCTGTTTATGTAAACCAATCAGCAACATGTTTTAATTTAACTTATGGAGCTGACGCAAATAAAATTCGTGGTGGGGTAGGCAATACTAATATCAGTATTAATCCATTAACAAGATATATATTCCCAAAAGATGTATTAGTATTTAATGACGACAAATATGATGAGCAATTAAAATTTGTAGTGGTTACTCTTTCTGATGGAAAACATATGGATTTGTTAAACTTAAATGATTTTTCTCTTGAAGGACTTAGATGTTTATTTGGAGATACATTAATAGAATTAATAGAAAAAGAGCATGAGGGATTTAAATTCTTAAAGAAAGTGACGTTAGAGGAAATATAAGGAGGTGATTAAAAATTAAAAAACGTGCAATGAAAAAATGGATACCTAAACACACCCAATATTGTTACATATACAAAAATAATAAATTAATACCCTGTAAATGGTATAGATTCAATTCTAATAAGGACAAGCAAGAATGTGGTTATTGTAAATATTTAAATTGTGGAGATTGGCAAGAAGATGGTACTTTGCTTTTGTTCGATATGGTAAAGGAGTGTTATATAGCTGATGAATAAAATTAAAAAGAATTTATTAATTTTTTTTATTTATAATACTTTGGAATGTATTTGGACTTACAATATCTAAAAATCATATAGCACCTAATTTTATAATATGGTTAACTGGATTTATGACTTGTGGCTTTATAATCGAATGGTACTTGTTAAGAAAAGAAGGAAAATTAGATTAAAATGATAAATTTATATTAATATAAAATTTAAGGAGGATTTTATAAATGGAATTAAAAGATTTAGTTGGTAATCATAAATTATCAGGATTCGAGTATGGTACAGAAAAGTATAAAGATATTCTTGGTGGAATAGATGATAGAGAATTTATAATTTTTATATTAAATGGTATTAAATATTTAGCTAGTGAAGACCCTGATGATGGATATAGGAGCGTTATGAATGAGCTAGAAATTACAGATAGAAAAGTGAGTAACATTTTTAAACCTATAGATGTTATATGTAAAATGAGGAAAAGTAATGATGATGACTTTGAAACAAATGATATTTTAGAAATATATGATAAAAAAAATAATAAATTAATATTAGCAATTGGAACTGAAAATACAGATGATTATTATCCTTATTTTGTATGTGAATATATACCAGAGAATATGAGTATTAATAAAATTAAAAATTAATATAAAATAATTTAATAATAATGATATAAATCTCAACTTTTATTAAAACTGAAAGGAGGAATCCATATGAGATATTTATTAAGCTTACTTATGACTGGAATAATTTATTTTGTAGGTGATAGAATTACTAAAACAACCAAATCTACATTCTTTGATGAATACTTCATGGGTATTATTACAGGTATGTTAATGGTGTTTATGCATACTCTTATTACTGCTATATAAAATCTAGGAGGGCAATTAAATGAATATAAACAAGTACATAAAAATAATAAAAAAAACACATATCAGAAATAAATGATGTACAAGCTATGGAACTAATAGAGAAAACTAATTATAAAAATGATACAGATAAAGAAATTATAGAACAATTAAAACATGAAATAAAGCAATTTAAGAAAGGTGGAAAGTAGTTGTATGGGAAAACTTTATTGTATATTAGGCAAATCAGCTAGTGGTAAATCTACAGTGGAAAAGATGTTAGAAAAAAAAAGGTGAAAGAAGAATTATAAGTACAACAACAAGACCAATAAGAGAAGGGGAGCAAGAAGGTGTAGATTATCATTATATATCAGAAAAAGAATTTGAAGAACTAAAAAATAGCAATTCTTTATTAGAAAATACTCAGTACAGAGAGTGGCATTATTGTATTGATAAAGAATTTAATAATTTTGATTTATCTAAAAATGACTATGTATGTGCTATAGAACCACATGGATACAAACAAATAATACAGAATGTAGGTAAAGAAAACGTAGTAGGAATTTACATATATGTAGAAGACAAAGAAAGATTATTAAGGAGCTTACATAGAGAAATTCAGCCTAGTTGTAAAGAGATATGCAGAAGATATCTCAGTGACATTAACTTATTCTCCAATATAGAATCAGAAGTGGATTATTGTATTGAAAATAAATTGGTATATAATACTGTGAACGAAATATATAAAGTAATTTTATTTAATAAACCTATCATTCCTAATGGTAGCAAAGTAAAGATTAAACAAATTAACAATCCTAAAAAAGCACATCATTTAATAGAACATGTAGATAAAATAGGACAAGTTTATACAAATCATGTTGTACTAAATGGTTATAGAAAATATAAAGTATTATTTGATAGTAACGAAACTGCTTATTTCTTTGGAAATGAATTAGAAGAGATTAAATAATTGGAGGTATCAGAATGAAAATAAAAAATGTTAAAATATATGATTTGGAAGAAAGTATAGCTGCAAGTAAATATCCCATGTCAATCGATACAAATAATTGTAGTTCTGAAATAACTAATACTGTTGTAAAATTAGCTAATTGTGAAAAAGGTACAGGACATGACCAATTTATGACAGGTATAAGAGTAGCTTTTGATTTAACTTTTAGTAATAAAGCATGGGTAGAGTTAGAGAGATACAGATTTGTTGAATTTGTATCTAGTCAAAGTACAATGCATAGAATAGCTAAATTTGATTTAAAAACTCAATATAATAAATATGTTGATAAGAGAATGATAGATATTATGCAAGAATTAAAAGATACATACAACAAAACACAAGACAAAGAAGACTATTTAAAACTACTATATAGTAACCCTAGTGGGTTTGAATTAACCGCAAGGCTTACAACTAATTATAGAGCTTTAAAAACTGTCTATTCTCAAAGAAAGAATCATAGATTACCTGAATGGCGTGAATTTTGTAAATGGATTGAAACATTACCATATTCTTATTTGATTTGTGAGCAACAAATTAACAATGCAAAATAATTTATTAAAGTATGGCTAGGAGTGATTTATATTAGTAAAGAATTCACAAACACATTAAAACTAACAATACCAATACCACCTAGTATTAATAATGATTATATGAAACCTAAAGGTATTTTAAAATTCAACCCTATAAAGAAAAAGTATTATGCTATAGGAACAATGTACGAAACTGCTGAAGCTAAAAAATTTAAAAAAGATATGATTAAATTAATAAAAAAAGAAATAGATAAACAAAATTTTAAACCAATAGAAAATCATTCATTCGTATATTTATATTGGACTTGGTTCTTTCCTTCAATAAAAAATGACACAAATAACAGGTATAAATGTGCAATAGATTCCATTACAGAGTTTAGTGATGAATTTAAAAAAACAAAAATATGGAATGATGATAATATATCTATGAATAAAGATGTAAAAATTTATTATGATTCAAAAAATCCTCGTGTAGAATTAGAAATAAAATATGCTCCAGATATAGGAATATTTGATAATGAAGAAGATTATAATAAGTTTATAAATACATATTGCAACAATTGTAAAAAAGGAAATAAAATAGGACAAAAGGGTGGTTGTTCTATATATAAAAAAATATTAGAAAGTAGAATTATTGAAGAAGTTGAAATTAATTTTGATACAGGAGAGAAAAAATGTTTAAATTTTAAACAGAAATAAATAAATTACATATTAATATTTAAGACTTGGCAATTCATCGCACGACTTCAATTACGAGATGAATTGCCAAAGGTATTTGACATATATAAAATAATTTGATAAGATTAAATTACAGGGAGTGAGGTGAGAAAAAGTTGATTAAAGGAATAAAAATAAGGTTATTTCCAACAGAAGAACAAGAAATATTAATGTTTAAAACAATAGGTTGTGCTAGATTTGCTTATAATTGGGGATTAGCTAAACAAGAAGAAAATTATAAAAACGGTGGTAAATTTATATCATGTAGAAAATTAAGAAATGAATTTACAAAATTAAAAGAAGAAGAAGAATATAGATGGTTGAATGAAGTTTCTTCTGATGCAATAAGACATCCTTTTGATAATTTAAAAACTGCTTATGATAAGTTTTTTAATAAAATAGGAAGATACCCTAAATTTAAATCTAAGAAAAAATCAAGAAAATCTTTTTATGTTAGATATGATAGAATGAAATTTTTTAAAGATAAACAATTAGTTAGTATCGAAAAAATAGGAAGGGTTGAATATAAAACTAATTATAATATTCCTATTTTAAAAAAATATATGAATCCATATTGTCACTTTGATGGTAAGTATTGGTATATAACATTAGGATTTGAACACAACGAAAATCAAGTTGAGTTAAATCAAGATTTAAGTATTGGTATAGATTTAGGAGTCAAAGATTTAGCAATAGTTAATTGTTTAGATAAACCTATAAAAAACATTAATAAAACAATTAGAGTTAGGAAATTAAAAAAGAGATTAAAAAGATTACAAAGACAAGCATCAAGAAAATATGAAGCAAATAGACAAGGAAATAAATTTATAAAAACTAATAATATTATTAAGTTAGAAAAAGAAATAAAATTAATTTATAGAAGACTTAGTAATATAAGATTAAATCACATACATCAAGCTACGAATATGATAGTTAAATTAAGACCTTATAGAGTAGTTATGGAAGATTTAAATATTAGTGGAATGATGAAAAATAAGCATCTATCTAAATCAATAGCGGAACAATGTCTTTATGAATTTATTAGACAGATGCAATATAAGTGTGAGTTTAATAGGATTGAATTTATTCAAGCCGATAGATTTTATCCATCATCTAAGACTTGTAGTAATTGTGGACATATTAAAAAAGATTTAAAGTTAAAAGACAGAATTTATATATGCCCAGAATGTGGTTTAGAAGAAGATAGAGATAAAAATGCTTCAATTAATCTTGGTAATTATAAAATAGCATAATTGGTGATTATGAAAAATTATGTTATATGTACCGTGCGTTGCACGGGAATTTAAGTCCTTGGAGAGTTATACCAACTAGAGTAGAATAAGTAATTATTCAAAATAGAACTCTATGAATAGGAAAGTTATTTGGGAACGAATGACATATGTAGAATTTATATATTTATAATTTTTTATAAGTTTTATGCAACGGACATCCTCACTGGCAAAATAAGATGAAAGAATATCTACCAAGCTGTAAATTTATAAGTCCTGATATGCTTAATTTTGATATAAATATACTTGATAATGTAGATATAGTTTTTATATACACTAACTATTTAAACCATGCAATGTATTATAAAATTATAGATATAATTAGAGAAAAGAAATTAAGATTGGAATATTTAAAAAGTAATATAAATATGAAAATAGTTCTAAAACAAATAAATAACGTTCTATAAAATCAAAAAAATGGAGATAATAATCTAATTAATAGACTATTATCTCCAAAATATTTCAAATAACTATCGAATAAATGTTTGACATATGGAAATAATTATTATATAATTAAATAGAAATTTAAATAAATATGGTTGTAATACCAAAACTAATGAAGGTAGTATTATCAACCCCATTGATTGTATCCTTCCTTACTAATAG